GCGTAGAGAACCACCTTGAGAGGCAGCATGTCACTCAATACAGCGTTTGATTCTGTATCAAGCCAAAGCGAGTCGATTTTATCACTCACTTCGCATGGAGGACGAGAATTCTCTACCTCCATTTCCCGGTATGTTGTTCATACTCATACCGTCCCGTTGGCCACCACAGTGGACCAACAGTTTCTGCTAGATGACACATCATCATCTAGTGTCTTCCACGGTTACGAAGCCGGGGAAAAGAGTGAACTTCATTGTTCGCTCCGGAGCTGCATGTACGTGAGACAAGCAGATAAGACTCGAGTCCAGGAAAAACTCAAGTCCAACTGTCCCTGTTATCGGGTCAGTGAAGAGAATGGCGGTTTGCAGCCACTCTGCTTTATGGTTTATGTACGATCATTGAACCATAACCTGTCAGGCCTCAAGAATCCTGACGGTCATTATCACAACCTCAACCCTGAGGAGGTGATGTTCTGTCAATCAGCTACTGGCTGTTTCGACAATTCATACCCTGGTCATTTGCGTGATCGGGTAGGCGTCACTGGTTGGCACCACGTGACTGAACGCTCCATCTTTAAATTGATGGAATGTCTTTATTGGTTCCGGAAAAACCGGAAACAATACAAACTCATCCCGATGATGGAAGAGTTTCTAAGGAAGGCGGGCATCCGCCAACTTAAACATGTTGTGACGCAGTCGCTCCACAGCATTAACAGTCTTCTCGTAAAGAAGCTGATGGCGTTCTCCCCTGAGATTGAGGGATACGCACAGATCGCCAAGCACACAGCTTGGGCGTTTTCAGAATTGTTCAAGGACTATTCTGCTGGCTCCACCTTTACTGAGGGTGGAGTGATGGTAGAGCCAACAACGGGCTTCTACCAAGATTGCAAGAACTTCTCGGCTCTTGTAAAAGAATCCTTCCACAAGTCAAAGCGGGAGGATAGAATGACTTGGCTTACGCCAGCGTCATCAACCAAAGCGTTCAATGCGTTCTTTGGTACTGAGCTTCGTAGGTTACGTGCCTACGTGGAGCTACGTTATAGTTCCGAGCAATCGGACTATACGCTCTCGCCGGCATGGATATTCCGAGCGAGTACCCTCTCACAAACGAGGGGGTTAGGCTATCTCCCAAACGCGATAGCCGAATGTCGGAGGACAGTCTTCCGACAGACAGTTAATCGAGAATTGATTAACTTCCCTGCACGCCTCACAAGGCTGCAGTATCTTGCAGTCCAGTACAGACTGCACACCGGTGGGATACCACCGAAATTCCTACACGCAGGGCGTTTAGGAAAATTCCAGGACAAAAAGGCCCGGAACATGTTCGAGGATGTATTCTCTCGAATAGAAATGACGCTGAAGGGTTCAGCGTCTGTCGACACCTTCGTAAAAGATGGTGGCAAGCTGGAGGATGCACGCCTCCTGCTCAACTTGGCGATTAAGCACAAGTGGAAGATCCCGCTAAGGAATCTAGATGACCACTCGATAGAGGGGTACATAGACGTCGTCAGGGAGACGGAGTCAGACACGGACTATTCACGTCCGTTGTTTTGGTTATCATACCAGTTGATGATAAACCATTGGGTCCAAGCGGAAGGTTGGCCCCCAGATGAGAAGCATGAATTTCTCATTAACGGTGTGCCGTATCGGCCACCGGTCATGGACGCTCAGATCGTCCATATTTCAGAACCCGGCAAAGAACGGAATCTGACGAAGTCCCATGCCTGTCTGGCATGGTTCTTAACACCTGGGTCGAAGATCACCCAGGGTACACTGGCTCATTTACCTGAGCACAGAGCTGGCCTGTTGGAATCAGGCCATGAGTGGAGACACCAAAAGAGGATCTCCGCGTTATCAGATGAATCAGGTTTCATCTATGATCCTCTCTCGGGACGGACCCGAGATGAGATTGTCCACGTCTTCAAGGACTGGACAGAATCGACCGACTTTATTTGCAAAGCGGTTGGATGGGCGCATTTAAAGGCGCTCATGGAATACATTGGCTTTCCGGCCATGTATGGACGATTGATCCTAAAGACAATCGTAGAACCTCAACCTGTCGTTGAGGTTACGCACCGCATCTCCATAGAGGGAGGCGATGATATAGTGGAACCAGTTGAATGGACTGGCCACATAAATGAGGGTTTCATGATGGGAAACCCTATGACCAAGACAATACTGCACTTGGTCCATTGTTCGGAACTGGAAGTTTCGAAACAATTCTTAACCCACAGAGGGTTGAGATTTCGGGACAACTATAGGTTGTCACGATTTCCCGATCGAGCTCAGCTCGATCGTGATCAGTCCGAACGGGATCGGACGACGATCGTCACCTTGTGACGTCGTAGAGCCAGAGTTACCAACTGGCTATAGCCCCCATTGCGTAATGGGGTCGCGGTAGGCGAAGTCGCA